TGACCGCACCGACCCCGGTGGCGGCGACGTCTTCTTGAGTCACACCGACGGCTTCGCCAGCGGTTACCAGAGCGGCTCCGGCATTGTCTCCGCTAATGCGGACGAGGGTGTTCGCAGAGATCGCCGAAGCGAACGAGAGACTGCGAAATGTGTTGTCGATTTGTGTAGCCATATAGTGGGATTTAGAAATTGAGCTGATTGGAATCGCGGAGTGCGATGTATTCGGCAGGGTGGTTATTCATTGCGAATTTGATGGCTGCCGTGCGGCTACCGAGTTCGCTGGTTTTCTTCTCGATCACTTTCTTGAGATCAAGTGCTTCGTCGGATTTAGCGACGGCAGCGGCGGAACCTTTCATGGGAGCGGCTCCGAAGGTTTTAATCACCGTGTCAAGCTTGGAGTTGAGAGCGGAGAACTGAGCAGCCATTGCGCTCTCTTCGTCCTTTTTCTCTTCAGCCATCTCTTCTTTAGGCATCTCCTCCATTTTGCTCTTGTAATCGCCGAAGGCGTTTTCAAGGGCGACCAAGCGAGAAACGATATCAGCGATGCTGATCTCGTCTTCTCCGTTTTCGAGTTCCGGTTTGGGTGCGTCTTCCATTTGCTTGGAAAATTTGTCAACTCGCGAAGCCCGTGCTTGGAACGAAAACAACCCTGTAGCGTTAGCTGCCGGGGTCTGCACGATCGCTGCGGCAAACAACTCTTCGCAACTCGCGAACCGCTTGCCGTCTATCTCGCGGAGCGGCCCAGCAAACTCAATCGAAACGCCGAACGCGTCGGGGAGCTTCTCAGAAATCTCGTAGACATACTCGCGGTGCGGGGATGATTTGAGCAGATTGATGTCGGCAAGAAGTTTCTCGCCGACGATGCGAAAATTGTCTGCGTAGCCCACGATGCCTTCGATGTCGGCACCGTGGTTAAGATTGACCTTGACTCCGCCTTTATACTCCTCTGCGCAAGCCTTGACTTCGCGCAGGGTCTGCATGTCCACATACATGTCGTGCCCACGCGCTTCGCCCACGCTGATGATTGAGACGCCTTCGATGATATCCATGCCGTGGCGCGGATGTCAAAATAGGGAAGGTCTCCCGCCGCTAGTTGCCTCCCCCTTTTTCTAATTAGTTCGACAACCGGCGATCTCGACACATGCCGAGCGGAATCCCACGGGAGAGCGCAAGTGTCGCTAGAGCTGGAACCGACGTCAAGAAAATGTTTCGGAATCTAAGATGAACCGCTCTAGTGCTGCCTGTGCGAGCGCACGAATCTCGGCTTCATTTTCTTCGATGCAGCCTACGAGTTCGAATGCGGTTGAGATTTGCGGCTTGATTCGGGATGCGGAGAGATTCTGCGTGCATCCGATTATATCGGTGGTCGCGCCGATATGTTGCGACGGTGCCTGCAGGCCGATGCACGCCTGCGTGCCTGGGCTGGTTATGCAAGCGGAGATGCGAATCTCGACCGACGAGCCGACGATCCTAGCAACAACTCCGTTGACGCGGACGATGACTGGCGATTTTTCGTATCTTCCGAACCTGCCAAAGTTGCCGCTTTGGTCGGGAGTGATTACTGGCGGCGGGGGCGGTGGACCGCCCGGTGTTTGCAGCAACCCCTGCGTGCCGATCGACAGCGGCGTTGGGCTTGGGAGCAAGCCCTGCGTTGCTATGAGCAGGCTTGTTAGAATTGTCATCAGTCGCGGCTCACTGTTGTCGTCGTTGTCCCGTCACCACTGATCGTTTGCGCGATGGCGCCGGCAGTGCGGCTTGTTGGCGTGACAGTGAGAGTCTCGCCGTCTTTGAGTCCGTGGATCAAATACATCTCGTCGATCTCTGAACCGAGAGTCCCTGCGGGATGGTTGTTACGGGTGATGAGCGGATCGCGAACTGTGGTGAGTTGATATTCGTCGCCTGCGGTTGGGATATTGCACCAAGGCGTGTCAACGGTTGCCGTGTTCGTGCCGGTGTCGTAGATCAAAATAAACCGCACCTGTTTGTCGCCTGTATCCTGATCGGTTACAACGATCGTCTGCCCCACGCACAGCGTGCCAACCGGCTCGAGAGTAACGGTGCTCGCCGCTGCGGCAACAACCTGCCCATCGGTAATGATGCGCTCGTCGTCAAGAATGCGCAGCCTGCGGCCTGCCGAGCTTACGACGTTGTGAGTTGCGCCGTTGAGAACTTCATCCCAGACGGCATCTGCGATGCCTGCGGTGGTGGCGGTGCTTCGGCTTGAGATTGTGGCGTCGATGTTTGTTTTTAGGAGCGTGCCGATAGTGCTGCTTGTTGTGATCGCGGTGAGTAAATGATCCCATACGCTCGCGGGCGTGAGCGCAGCAGTTCCGGTGGTGTTGTCCACGGGGACTCCGAAACCAACAGAGGCGGCGGCTGGGACTTTGCAGCTTCCGGTGAGTGTGCCCGAAGCGTAGCTCACGCCGTCGCGGACATCGGTGGCGGCGGGCATTTGGCCTTGCGTGGCGTCCACTAAAGTTTTTGCCGCGCCTGCATCGACATAGTTGAAAACGGCGACATTGGAGCTGAGTTTCTTGAGCCGGATTCCTGTGCCGCTGGTGGGGGACATGCCGTAGTCGCCGTATTCGAGTTCTTCGATTTGAATGACGCCGAGGCCGGAGTTTGCCGCGCCGACGGTTGCCGCGAGCGGAGCAGCAGAATTTCCCGGCCCATAAGTATTCCCCTTTGCTCGCGTTAAATTAATATTGCCAGCCAATGAATTAATGGCTCCTGCAGATACTTCACCGCCAATCGCTATTCCTGTAATTGTGATTAAGCCAGTCGAAGCATTTCTGACGGCTTCGGCGGTTGAAACCGTTGTTCCTCCTGTGCAATTTCCTGTTATGTTAATTATTCCGGTGCTTGCATTCCTTATTGCATTTGAATTTGTCCCGCTTCCGCCAAAGGAATTGCCGGTTATATTTAATATGCCGGTCGAATTATTTGCTGCGGCAAACCCGCCTGCTCCAGCCGTTAAATTCCCCGTTATGTTTAGAGTGCCGGTGGATGTATGAGCCACGGCAATTGAAGATGCCACTGTTCCGCCCGTGCAATTTCCAACGATAGACGCGGTGGCTGGCGAAGCCGCCGTAAACTGCAGGCAGTTGCGCGTTGTCGTGGTGGACTTGCTTGTGACATTGGCGGTGAGCGTGACGCCGCTCGCCAGCGTGAAAATGCCCGTGCCTGCGTTACTCACTTCATCGCAGGTGGTATTGACATCAATCGTTACCGTGTGGCCTGTGCTGGCGCGGGCTTCGTCTCCAACCGTAGGGACAACGCCGCCTGTCCATGTCGCGCCTGCCGAGAAATTGCCCGTAGCGGCACTGGTGATGAGGGCCATGGCTTAAAGTCCTTTCGAGATCAAAAGAGTTTGGAGTGCGGTCTGGATCGCGGCGACGGCGGCTTGCTCGGCGGGGTCAGCGACTTCGGAGAGGTGGCCGCGAAGCAGGCCGATGGCGGCGGAGTCGGCGGTTTCGACCGAGGCGGAGGCTTCGTCGGTGGCCGGGACGAGGCGCGTGGGGACGAGGCGCATGGCGATGGATGCGTCTTGCGATCCGTCGGCTTTGTAGCTGCCCGTGATGGCGAGGTTGAGCGAGAAGCGGTCGTAGGTTTTGCCGTCGATGGTGATGGGATTTGTGGCGTTCATAATTTTTAAGCGAATAAAATCAGAGCAGAATTCTCGTTAGGTTGTGGAAAGCGAATCTCAAACGCACCGTCGAAGACAGGTCTGTCGTTGCCGAAGTTCAAAGTGCAGAGCACCGAGTTGTTTTTGCTCGCGTTGTAAACAATCGCGCCGTGTGCCGTGAATGTCGCTCGATCGATCTTTGCATCGTTAAACGTGATCGCCGCGTTCTTACCGACCATCTCAGCCCTGAACCCGGTTAGCGTGATGCCGCCGCGAGTGTAGCCTTGTCCGCTCACTTCGCCCTCGTCGGTGTAGTGCGCAGTGGCCGGGCCAATGTTCGCTCGCTTCGTGTAGAGGGCGAGCTTGTAGGTGTCCGTCGGTTGATGCATGCCAATCAAAAATTGGCGCTTTGCTTCGAGTGCGATGCCTTGCGCGATCATTTAGTTATTCCCTTCCATTGAGTGTTGCAGACGGCGAGCCGCTGGTCGATGTCGTTGTATTCGCTCTCCATCGTTGGATGCACCATGCACCGCTCTATAAAATCTTCTTCTTCTTCGCGCCGCTCTGGCGACGGCATAACGAGATCCGTTTGATGCCCGATGCCCTGAAAGTGGCCGTGCGCGTCTCGTATGGCGATGGCCAAGTGCTTGCGCTCCGGTCGAGTCGCCAACTTCATTCCTTTGGCTTTATCTGCCGCCCAAACCTGCCCAGCGTCTCCGCCCCACAGCGCCCAAGCAATACGCCCGGCGGATGGGAACCCGTCTTCGCCGGGTTCAAACCCTTCGCCCTTTTTATCGACTTCGTGCCGCGCAAAAAACGAGTTCATTCGCTTGACGGTATCTTCCGACAGGTTCTTGCCGTTGGAGATGTCGCGAGCACGAGCAACCCCGATATTCGTTCCGCCGCGACCGTATTTTGCTCTCCACTCCAGACCCTTCTTCGCTTCGGCAATCATACCTTGCGTCGGTTTATAAGACTCTTCGAACGACGCCTGCGCTAGTGCTGGTGCGGGTGTAACCTGTTCCTTACTGGGCTGTGCGTCGATGATCTCTTGTGCCGCTGCCTCGTCCATTCCGAAAACCGTCTTGAGGATGATGGCGACCTGCTCTGGCGAGAGTTCGCCGCGTCCCATACTTGCGAGGATCGCTGCCAGCGCATCCGTGCCGCCGATACCGATCGACTCGATGAGCGGAGCTTCGATCTTCTTGCCTTCTTCTACAACACTGTCGCGAAGCAATCCTGATGCGGAGTCGGAGATTCTGCCTGGCTCAATCTGTAGCTCGATGCCGAGGTCGCGAATCATCGCGGATTCCTTCGCCCGAGCGCGGAATGCTTCCTCGTAATCTTCGCCCATGTCAGAATAAATCTGCCCAGCGGTTTTCAGCCCAGCCTTCCAGAGCGCGATGTCGGCGCTGGCTTCACGGCCGTAGTCAATCGACACCTTCGCGGGCCAGCACCAACGCCCGTCAAGTAAATACTCGCTTTCGGGAAGCAGGCCGCGACTCTGCGCATCGAGTAAGATAATATTTTTTATTCTATCAAGAAATTGAGACTCCAGCAACCTGCGCCACCGCGAGAACGTGCGCTCCGCCATCGCAGCTTCCATCCGCGCCATCGGGCCACTCTTGTCTGCGTCAAAAGCAAACCCGTAAGGCAAGCCCACGCTCATACAAATGTGAGACTGCACCAGCCGCACGAACTCTCCGAACGCTCCGCCGGGACGATCCGATTTGAACATCTCGATTTTCTCGCCAGGAGACAGGTAGTTCATCGTGCCGGGATCGACGTTCTCCAGTTTCGCACGCTGGCCGAGATCGTTCGCCCCGCTCGACGAGAAGTAATCGCTGGCATCAGCGCCACCATTCTCGGAGACGATCACGCCGGTCTGGTAGCTCGCAAACTTGATCGCAGAGATTTCGGCCTTGAGTGCTTCTTGCAAATCGCGCGTTGCATTCAACGCCGTCGCGAATGCCGAGCGACCACGGTATTCGTCGAGCCGCGTTGCGTCGAACAGGTGGATGAATTCACTTGCAGGGATATCGGTCGGTTCGATGTATTGGTTCGAAATGTTCCGAACGAAGACCTGATAACTCACCGGCCTGCCATACTCGTCTAAGTTGATCCCGCCGATGTAAACGTCCGAGTCGATCGTTCGGTTGTAGGGCGAGCCGATGCGGTCCGCTTCGACCGATTGCAAGCGCAAATCTTCACCGTCGCGGACGATGGCGAACCCGCAATCGCCATCGCGCAGCATTGCCATAACGGCGAGCTGGAGAAGCGTGACGAAATCGTGCCGACGTAAAAAATCGCAGTCCCTGCACCACTCGCGCCAATACCGTTCGACCTGCTCGTCGCTATCGCGGTCACCTGTGCGCGCTTGGTAGGCAAGCCGTCCGGAGACGTAGGTGGAAAATTTGAGAAGCAAGGAACGAACCGGCGGGAAATTGTCGGCGAGATCACGCGCGGCACGGATGAGTTTGTATCGCTCCGCAGTGCCTGCGGTGTCTTCGGCTCCGGAGATGTTGCGCGAAATGCCGCGCTTTGTTGAATCGAGCGCTGAGTCGAACCGCCCGAAGTTTCGCAACTTCGCTTGCGAAACCATCCGAGACATCGCTGCCTGCGGTGAGAACACTGCAAGCGTCTTGGTAATGAGGTCTTGTGTCATGTTTTTTTAGGGAAGCTGGGTTGGGAACGCCGTCACCGTGCGCCTAACTCTCGCACCGGTGGCGCTCTCGATTGCCGCCTGGAGTTCTTTTATCATCTGCGCGACTTCGCTCAAGTTGGCACGCGTGAAGCTGCGGCCCGCGATGCTGTAGCTCGATCCCGCCACAGCGATCGCTTCGAGACAGGCGATATATTTTGCTTGCAATCCCTGCAGGGTGGCGAGCGGAAGGCCGAAGAAGGTTTTTGAAAGTGCCATTGTTTGGGTGGTTGTGTCAAAAGAACGCACTAGCTCTCCGAGCCGATAGGCAAGACGCCCGCCAACATTGCCGACGCCAAGGCGATGCATTCGCAGTCGAAAAGATGGTTTGGCCTGCCGCCGATACGCACCCACCGAGTCTCTACCTGTTTGGTTTTTGAGTTCGCAATGTCTTTCTTCATCTCGGCCACCATCTGCGCTCGGTAGTCGTTACTCGCATCCCGTGGCGTCTCCCATTTCGGCACGGCATCCGGTTGCCGCATCGCAGCCAACTTGTCTTTTATCTTTTCGTTGCTGTGGAAAAAATAAAACGCCCGCAGATTATCGCTCCCGGCTACCGCTGTTTCTATTTTCGAGACAAACTTTTTAACCCTGCGCCCGTTCGACTCCGTATGCGAAAACCCATCTTGCCCCGAGCCGTGCGATGCCGTCCAGCCATTGCGCGCGCAGCGTTCGTAGACAAGCGGCGTGTCGTAGCCCGCGTCAATAACAACCGCCCGGTTCGGGATGTTGTATTGCAGCGCAAGGGACTCGATGGTTTCCCAAGTCAAAATTTTTCCCTCCGCCAGCAGCATCGAACTTCCGTCCATTCGGAAGGCACGGATAACATACCAGAAGTGGTCGCGCTGTTTATCAACGCACAAAAAGCGCCGGTGCTCACCGTCGATCTTCTGGCCGTCGATAAATTCGCTCTTTGAATAGTCGCCCGCCGTTATCTCCGGCAAGTCGGAGATGATCTCCTCTTGCCAAGTCTGTGCCTTGCGTTTTTGGATAAATTGTTTCAGCGGCTCCAAGTTGCCGTTGCTCTTCGCTTCGTTCGCTTCGATCCACTCTTTAACAATCGAGAACCACGGGATCCACCACACCGCGTAGGCGGGGACTTCAAATGAGCGATGGCCCCGCACGGGGTTCGGGTTGAGCGAGCGAAAGGTTGCAGTGTTTGAAAGGTTGCGACGAGTCGCGGCGGTGTCGCGATATTGCGCCTGACAGTGCTCGCACTCCATAAATACAGAGTCCTGCACCTGATCCCAGAGCATTTCGCCTGCGGCGTTCTTAGGTTGCTCGAATTTGATCGCGTCAAAAGTGTATCGCTGCCAGGTGCTGCACTGCGGGCACGTCCAGCCCCAAACTTCTCGAGTCCCGCTGTCCCACTCGTGCTCCATCTCGTCCGTGCTGCTGCCGCCCTGCGAGCACAAAAACGTCTTGCGGTTCCATCTGTCGTGGTGCCGGGCTTTGAGTTCCTTAATCATCCCATCCTTCCAGCGCCACACTTCATCGCCGATGCAATAGCGCATCGATTTTTCTTGCAGGTTTGTCATGTTCGCGCCGCCTGCGAAAAGAACCATGTGTGGAAAGAATATCGTTGTCTTTCTAAGCGCGTGTCGATCTTCCGGGAACAACGCTCGAACCGGCTCGCAGTCTCGAAAGATCGGGAGCAGTCGCGATTCTGTCCAGTCCTTCACCATGTCGTCAGTCTGCCCCACAAACAAAGTCGGCCCTGGCTTCTGCGCGACAATGAAGCACGCGAGCGTCTCCATCATCGTGGTCTTGCCTGCTCCGGTGCTGGCGCGCAAAAATACCTGCGTCGCTTCGTCGTCCGTTACCGCAAGCAATACATCATTCATCCACGGTGCCACGGTGCGGTCGAAGCGCGACGCCCGATCGGAGTTGGGAAATTTGACGTGGGCTTCGGCCCAGTCGAGAACCGTCCCGTCGTAGGCGAGCTTGATGCCTTCGCAAATACCTGTGGCGAGTGGATTCATAGCTCAACAAGGCCGGCATCGGTTGCGTGGAATCGCCGGCCATGAAGGGAATCAGGAAAAGTTTTTCCGCTTCTCTCTTGTTGGTAGATCGCGGCATCGCAAACAAAACACATGCCGGCTCTTCCAAGCGTCCCGATAGCGGGAACATAGACTTGCGAGTCGCTGATTGCATAATCCGTCTTCATTTTGAAGGGGATGGCAAGTTTGCCTGATATTTTTTTGCAGTTCATTTTTTATTTAATATCTCCATGGTTTGCCGGTAAATTTCGCCGGCATGCTCGACATGGCCGTGAAGCTTGCACCACTCCAGCCACAATGAAAGCAATCTCTCGAATTCGGCTTCGATGTATTGCGCTTCAATAATCCGATGTTGCTGGCCCCTGATAAATTCATGAATCCACGCCGGCGTTTCGCCCCAAAGCCGAAGCGAGCGCCATTCTTTTAGCTCTTGATCGATTTCATTCATGGTTTCATTCCAAAGATTTTCATTAAGGCTTCAAGCGATTGCGACGAATTGGTAAAGCCTGGCTTGACCTGTGGCTCAGATTCTATGCACGGCTCGTCTTCGCCGTCATAGAAAGCCGTGTCCCATGTGACATCAAACATCTTGCGCAGCCCTTTCGTGGTTAGCGTTATCTCGCCGTCTTCGGCGAATTTCGGGTTCTTGCGGCAGTAAATCGCCCAGAGTGACGATTTAGTCATGGCTGCGACACTCCTTCATCATGCGATCGATTGCAGCCTTAAGCATCGGCCATTCATGCGGATCGATCTTGATCACGCCCGGCTCGGCGTCATCAGGCGATTGCGTAACTTTTAAGAACTCGCCTGCAGCTTCGTCAACGATCTCGATCTCGGTGGTGCCTTCGTGGAAGATCGCTTCGCCTTTTATGCAAACGGCGATCTTCAAGGTTCGGGTTTGATATGTCATTTAGCCTTTCGCAGAAGCTCGTAAACTTCGGCCTTGGCCGAGTGGTATCCTTCAAGAATGCGAAAGACGCAATCGACGGTGTCATCGTCGCCCGCTTCGCTGTATCGCCAGACATGCGCGGAAATCTGGAGCATCTGATGGTTGCTGCGTTCCAACACTTTCAACCGTGCGAGTGAGATGGGCGTTGTTTCTGGTTTTGCTGGTTTGGGTTTGGTTTGTTTCATAGTTTCTCAAGTTCGTCTCTGATTTCAGAAAGTATCTGTTGCGTCCTTTCATGTAACTTCTTTCGCAGTTCGGCTTCGCCTAGGCCCGCCAACGCTCCGCTGGCGTCGTTGACGAGCGCGGCGAGCTTGGCGGAGAATATTGCGCCGATGCGGATGCCGGACTCGCGAACGCTGGCGATGTCTACCAACTCGCCACGGTCTTGTTGAAGTCGCACCCGAATCCGCTCAGACTCGAGCAGCGTTTTTTCAAGTCGCGCTTCGTTAAGCGTGGCTGGTGCCGCCTTGCCAGACGCTTTAAGATACTCGTCGCGCCATTTCGTTGCGCTCTCGATTGAGTCGGTAGGGCATCCAAGTTTTACCCATTTTGCAACGGCTTGCTTGCTGATTTTCCAAGCGTCGCCGATGGCTTGGTGAGTGACTTTGACAACCGAGGATTTTTTATTCATTCATAAAAGACTTACGATAGTATGTTAACCCCCAATCACTAGCCTTTTGCGGGAGCCTTCAAAAATTTTGCAAAAAAAATTTCTGGTTTCATTTTTTTCAAAATTGAAAAATAAAATTTTCATTTTTTTAATTTGCAACGAGATCGAATTGATGGGCGGCTGGAATTTTATTTCCTTTTTTTAAATTTTCTTTTGCTTTCAATGGTTGCAAATTAGAAACGTGATTAGCAAGCATGCGTTGTTTAGAATCATTCAAATCAAATGAAGATAGTGGAACGATGTGATCAAGATGCCAGAACGATCCGTAGTTTGTCCAAGTCATGCCGCGAGTGAACTGCGATTCAATCCGACACCTAGCTTCTTCGAATGAACATCCCAAGTATTCTTCGGTTCGCATATTGCGACGCATCCGCATATGCATGCACACTCTTGATATTTGACTACGCAACATTCGCCTTGTTCGCTGTATTGGAGTTTTGAGATCAGACTCCCCGGTTCTTTCCCGCCTTCTAACGATTAAACTCTTGCCGTCATTAAAAGCATTGTCTTCGCGCAAAACTATCTCCCGCCTTCTTGCAGAAACATTGCTGCCGTTCGGATTATAAACTCCAACTCTAACCATGGCATTTTTTACATTAGTATGACCCATTGCAACTATCCTGCCTATTGCCTTAATCCCATACCCAATGGATTGCAGGCAAACCATGCATGGAATGATTGGAGTGATTTTTGATATATGCTTGCTATAGCATTCATGCGAACAGTAAGGTTGGGCCTTTACTCCGCACTTGAATGAAGAGTCGCATCCCTTGCATTCTTTTTCGTAGACTGTCCTTTTGGCCTGCCGCCCTTCTTCCCGTTTAGTCGAGACGATGACGCCTTCTTCTTTGATGTCAAAGCTCCAAGAACTTTGCCGATGTTGATTTGCTGGTTGCAATGTGGGCATTTCATTAAACATATATCCTAACTGGTAGGATTGTCAACTGCAATTGCGATATCCAACTCACGCCAACTTCTGGCCGGTGGCTTCGAGATAAACATCGACCAACGGTTTCAATGCCACGCGCACGTGCTCGCGCTCATCATCGCGCCACTGATCGAGCGGCCTTGAACCAAACAGATCATTCAGCCCACGGTTGAGCTTACCAGCGTAAGCCAACCAATGGTTAGCGGCACCCGTGCTGCGCTCAGGATCGTCCGTGCTGCGGTTTGATGAGCCGGGTGGGGGCAGCAGGCCGACGAACTGTGCACCGACTTTGGCGACGTCCTGCGGCCACAGATCGAGAACCAACTGATCTCGGTTGCGTGCCAAGAACACCGCCTTGTCTGCGTCGGGTAGCGGGATCCCCAAGCTGGCTATCCACTCGGCCTTGCCCCCGCGCACATGCTCCCGTCCCATAAGCAGCATCTGGCCGCAGTCAGCCATGGCTAGGATAGCCTGACGAGCCGAGACCTTGGCGTCAGCGGCTAGGCTCTGCGCAAGTGCGTATTGTTGTTTGGCCTGCTGCTCTATGGCGTCAAGCGTGAGTGTTGCGTTGTGTTCGACGATTTCCATTTGTTTGTTTGTATGTTGTCTTTGCCTCTTCGCTCTTGAGCGCCGATGACGGTGGCAAGCCCGTCTCGGCTAGAAAGTCACAGGCTATTTTGCTAATCGCCTGCTTGGTGCACCCGAGATATCTCGCAGCCTCCAGCATACTCATCCCTGCAGTGAGCGGATGCCCGAGCGCATAGGCCATCCCCCAAAGCGTTTTGCTTTTGCCGTATCCGTGCCCCGAGAGAAATGTGATGAACGTGTTCAACGTCCCCATCATTCTTTCGCTGGCTTCCCGATAGGCCGACATCGTCGGCTCGGTTGGAAACAACCTGTGCCCGAGCGTTGCGTCAGCGCCCCCGTCGCAGATGCCCGCAAAGTCTATCTCGTAGCTCGCTTCGTCGAACTCTGCTGCGTCTCGGGGTGAGTGCATGTCCTTTGGGTTAGCGTTTGGCATGGCGTTCGTCAAGCACGGGTTTGAGTGCGCTCGACAAAGCGTGAGATCGCGCCCTGCATAACAACCGGCGCAAACACATGCCGCTCGCCGTTTCGGTTTTTAGCTAGATGTATAACGGCATCGCCGCTGTGATCGATGTGCAGGACGTAGTCGGTGTGATGGCCGATAGCGCGGGACTCGCGCAGCTCGCCCTTGTCGTTAAGCTGCGATGCGGTGAGAACTAGGATATTTAAATTAAGCGCAAGGATTTTGAGCCGCCGCATGACTTCGCTCACCTGCTGCTCGCGAGTCTCGGCGCTGCTATCGCCGGGCGACTGGCAGAGCTGCAGATAATCAACGACAACCCAGTCGAGACCACCCTTTTTGGCTCTGACTCGGCACATGCTTTCGATCTCGTCGATCCCTGTTACCTGATCGTGGATCTCGATGCCGAATTTCGATATTTGCCGGATGGCCGCGTGCATCGAGTTAACGTGAGCCGTAGTCGGCCTGTGGCTTGCCGGGACTGTCGTAACGCCTGAAATGTTTGCCGACATCCGAGCGATGATATCCTGAGCCGACATCTCCAACGAAAAGAACAGTCCGTTCTTGCCGTCCGAGCAGGCGCGGGTTGCGATCTGCACGAGCAGGATGCTTTTGCCGCCTGACGTCTCGGATGAAACTACACCAACCCTGCCGCGACGGAACCCGCCACCGAGCAGCTTGTCGAGATGCGATACGCCGGTGCCAAACGTCTCCGGCAATGCCATCGACTCAAGCTCATCGAGTAATGCCATGCATTGAGTTTTAAGCGTCGGCGCGTTAGTATCCTCCTCTTCGGAGTCGGTAGCGAGATCGGCGAGCTGACTAAGATCGGCCTGCATTGATCGGATGTCCGGCATGAGATCTCCGGTGCGCCGAAGGGCGTTGCGATACCGGCGTGCTTTGAGCAAGTCTTTTCGGTGCTCGAGTGCGGTTTGGATGTCAGGCACGGGATAGGCGGTCCAGATCGCCATTAGCTCACATTCACCGTCAGCGTCTGCAAAGTCCCCTTGGGACTGCAACCTACCCTGCAGCGAGAAAAAGTCCGACTTGCGGCCTTCCCGGTGCAAAGCGACGGCAGCACGAAAGCATCGGCGGTGCGAGTCGCTGAAGAAAAGGTCTTCGTCCCATTTCGCAGCGTCGAGAGTTTCGTAGTTTTGCGCGATGATCGAAATGGCTCCGCGCTCCGCGCTCAGGTTGGCGGGAAAGGTGGGAGCGTTGGCTTGAATTGGCTTCGTTGTCATTCTGTTTTTTTTGCTTGTGTTTTTGCCTGTGTTTTTGCGCCTAGTTTTTATCGTTTAGAGTCCGCTTCGCTGCGCGGGACGCGCAGAGCGAAGCATACTCGATAGAGTATTCTACTCTATCTAGGACTGACATGGTTAGCTCTGGGTTACGGTTGGGTTTCATTTGGGTTATCGTTGGGTTATCGTTGGGTTATTTCACAGCTTAATTGCAGCAACCTTTTTCAACGACTTAGGCTCGTCTGTTTTCGGCCTTCCGCCCTTCTTTCCGTTGCGATAATTCGCGAACAGTTTCTTGTTTTGGTCCTGCCATTGGTGCATTATTAGAGCGCCGCCTTCGCGTCTTGCGTAGCCGCTTTCGATCAACGCTTGCTCGAGCTGATCCGGATCTCCTTGCCAGTCGGCGATCGCTGCGACGATATCCGGGGGCTTCTCGATCCGTTCGGTCTTGCGAAACTGGCATTGCGACCAGAGTTTCAACAGACTAAAAACACCAGCGTGGCCGGCTAGGCGAAGCAGGATTTTAGTTTTGTAGTGGTCACAGAAGTCAGGTGATAGGATCATGTCATATTTAGTGGGGTTTTGATTTCTTGGGCGTCACGCAGAATTCCTTTTGCCAAATGTTGCGCGCACTCTGGATGCAGGCTGATGCCCTTGCCATGCGATCCGTGCCAATAAATATAAGGAGTGACTAAAACTTTTCCGCAACAAAAACATTGGCTGCTGAGTTCCATTGCATCGCAATCTGCGAATTCTTCACCCATCCCCATTTCTTCTAGTAAAAAGCGTTTGTCTTCCGGGTTAACGTTTGGGTCTGTTACCCAGCTTGGTGGTCGATATTCAAAACTTTTTTCTGTGACTACACTCATAGGAAATCTTGATTTAATTTTTACGATGGGGCGCTGCCCCCGGCCCCTGCTGCGCCCGCGCCTCGTCGCGCTCTTGCTCTAGTTTGCGGGCCAGCTCTAGCATCTCCTCCAAATAGATGAGATTTCCGGGATTCTCTTTCAGTAGGCGCTCATAGAGCGCATCTGTTTCTGATGTGTCCATATTCGTTAGTCGCTGTAGCGTGTTGATTGCCCTGTCCAGATGTGTGTCCCGTCGTGCTGCGCGTGCTCGACTGCAAACGACTGGCCGCCGAAGCCGTGGATGTTCGCGATGTCTTCGACCGCGAGCCGTGTTAAGGCGTTTTGAGATGTGATTTCGAACGTAAATCGTTCGACGTTGCCGCTGCTGGAGAGGTGATCTCTCGCACCTTCTACCGTGATTGTATTTTGTATTTTCATATTTTTTTAGCGGAACCACTTCGCGAAGTGTCCGAAATTCCTAGGTTGCGTTACGTTGTTATTTTTGCCGCACACGTCGCACTGGCCGTAATGCCAATTCGCAATGCGCGTGGCCTTGCTGCCGTGTTTTACGCCGCAGTCCCAGCACGCCCAGGATGGGTAAGGACGTTCTTCTTTTTTAGTTTTCATTTCTTTTTTTTGGTTTGGTTGGTCTCTGCAATGTATCTCTCAACCGCCTGCATGTGAGCCGTTGCTAGTGCTCGACCGTCCGCGTCATCCGAATAGCTCGTATCGTATCGCGGCATCGGCAAGTTGCGAGACAGGCGGAACCCTATCGGGACTTCGGCCATGCATATTACTAAGCGGATCGAAAGCGGTTGCATTTTTATTTTCCTGCGCGTATCCCGCCGCGCCCCGGTAGCTGATAGTTTGTGATTACTTATTAGAGTTACTAAATGACTCCCTCAGTTTTTTTTCGTTAATTTTGACGTGAATCTCTCCATGATGTTTTGAACATACCCAAACAACATCCAGTGGTTTTGAATAATCATCATGGTGAGCTTGCGCTTTATTCCCGCAAATAAAACATGGGTGTCTATGTAATTTCCCTAACTCAAGTGCTGATCTTAAAAGTTGATGAGCTTGTTTTTTTTCAAGATTATTTAATGCCCATTTTTTCTGTGAGGCATTGTTTTTTGAAATTATTCCAAGCTCCCTGTATCTTTTAGATTTTTCTCTGTGCCTTTTTCTTTCTGATAAAACCCAATCAATGTCGTTTGATTTTTCTTTCCTTCTATTTTCAACATCTAATTTTGTGCATGACTTGCATTTGTTTAAATGACCGTCTGGCATTTTAGAGTGTTTGTAGAATTCAGATAAATTAAAAAGCTGATTGCATTTAAAACATTTTTTCATAACTGAATTTTATTCAGAATGGTATTTTTGTCAAATCAAAAAGGTATGGAGTCTGAATCGTCTTCGTCTTTTGTGGTTGCTGGTGCTGGTGCTGGTTTCTTCGCTGCGGGCTTGGACTTGCCGCCCAAGAACCCCTTGCGCTCGTCCCCGAAAACCCAGCGCTCGAGACAATTGAATTTGTGGTCTGGGTTCGTTGCTCCTGGCTCTTCGCCGATCAACGCCACGCCTTTAACTCCCACAATATCCAACGCTTCGATCTCAACGTCTTCGCCGGGGATTACTGCTCGCCCGATCGACGCTAGGAACTGATCGATCTTCCAGCTCGCCTTCGCCGTAAAAACGAGATGATCCCAAACTTCAGGGCCTTCGCTTCCGTCAGGTAGAAGGATCGTGCAGACCAGTTTAATCATCGCGTTTCCGCTTTGGCTTGTTTTCTCGGTTGCGCTCGCAACCTCAACGTTATAGATACCCGGCGGGACGAGATAGACTCCTGCGGGCTTCGGTTCGCTTGCTTTGTATGTTGGCATTTTCTATTTTTCTTTCCTTTTAAATTGACGCATTTGCTTTGTGCCTGGAGCCGTCTTTACCAGTGTCTGGGGATTCTCGATGCCTAGCTCTGCAGCCAGTTCGAGAAATTGTTCTGCGCTCATCTTGCCGCCGCCGGTTAGAAACGCGTGCTGCGGCGTGAGCTGTGCTGCGATCATCAGTGCCGTCGCTGGCTCGATGTATTGCCGATCTTTTGGGTTGGTCAGTGCCCACCCATCAATCGTCTCTCCTGCCTCCAGCCGTGCTTTTAACGCGTCGTTGAGCGGGTCGCCAAATTCCTTCGTGAAGAATTTGTATCTCGCCACAAAATCTGCGTGCCGTTTCGGATCCGCGAGTAGCCTGTCGCGGATGATTGTTAGCGAATCTCCGTTGACTGCAGAGACATCGGCGAGAGCGGCCTTGCTTTGCACAACGAGCGCCTTGCAGGTGTCTTGGTGTTTGCACCAGCCGCAATACTCACAAGGTGTCGGCTGCGCCAGCGGGGATGTGGCGCGCGAGACGATTGATGTAATCATCCGCTCCGCCTGCTCGCGGGTGAATCGGTAGCTCCGCACCACTCGGTGGTCGATGTAAAGGACGTGTGCCGTCCACTCCTCGACCCAATACTGATCCATGCACGCTAAACTGTAGCCTGCGAGCTGCTCGCGGTAGTTGCGGATTTGGCCGCTTTTAATATCTGCAACCCACCTGCGCAATTCGCAGAGCGCATCCGCTGTGCCGCTTGCCGAGAGTTGGCTGACGTGCATCGCTAGGTATTCTTCTCGCGTCTCGATGTAGGCGCCTTCGCTTAACTCTCGCAGGGTTTCTACTCCCCAGACGCAGGCCGCGAAGTCTTCGCTCCCCGACTCTAGCGTCGAGAGCGGCAACGGATTGCCGAGCATCGTCTCGCGGATGATCACGTCGAGCTGCGTTCCACGCATCGCGGCGGGACTGCTCCCGCCGCTGGATTCGTAGAGCACGCACTCGGCGAGTTTTGAGAGCGAGCTGCAACGGATTTCACTCATGCGTTTGTCGCCCTCCATTCCAAAGCCGTATTTACAAACTGATCGACGCGGCCCGCCACTCTGTGGAGATACTCTGGTTCGCAGTCGCGCCACGTCTGCTCGCTCGTCAATACGTTGCGAGAAATCAAGAATTGATTCACTGCGCCTTCGTGCTCCGCGAGTCGTGCCTTCCAATCCTGCGCTGGCGGCTGCTCTGGCTGCTCTGCTGACGCCGGCATTGCTGCTGATACCGAGACAGGCTCAAACAAATGTGCCACCGACTCCCAAACTAGCGGCAACTCTTCTGCCAACCCGCTGCGGGTCTTGGCGTCGTAGGCCGCGCTGTGCGTTGTTAGGATGATGCGCTCCTTGCCGCCGATGCCTTTGCCTCGGCCAGTGTCAGTGGTCGAAACTTTGGTCTTAAATCGCAAGAACCAAAGCTCATCCGCAAACTCCTTGAGCAGCGGCGAGCACTGCTTTGAGAGTTTGAGTTCGTAGCGGTCGTATGCTGCCAACGCGTCCGGTGCTTCGAACTTGTGGATTTTACTGTGGGCGATCAGCACTACGTTTTTTCCGGCTTCGATGAGCGCATCAACGCTAGACAGCATCCGCGCCATCCGCTCGGCCACCATCACCCAGCCCTTGCCGTATCCGAAGTCTTCGATGCTGGTTTTCTTGGTAGTCGCCAGCAGGTCTTCGATACAGAGCCGTTCGGCCCAGTCAGCGGAGTCGATGACGATGGTTTTGTAGTCGGAGCTGCGGCACTCTGTCAGCGAGTCGGTCAACTGCTTCCAACTGCCAATGTCGCATCGGTCAACGTCCAAGTGGCTAGTGCCCTGCTCGATGTCCAGGAAGAGCGGCTTCGGGAATTGAGCCGCGAAGGTTGATTTGCCGACGCTTTCGACGCCGTAGATTACTACGCGCTGGGCGCGTTGTTGTTTGCCTGATGTAATTTTCATTTGTTATTAATTTTTTTGATTTCGTTGAATAATGGGCCGAACTCAAATAGTTCAGCGAGTTTTGAATATCTGACTTGGAATGCAATGAGTTCACTTTTTGCGTTTGCGATGACCTGCCGTGTTGCCTCTGCATCGTCCATTATGTTATTGACATGAATGAAACTACCGCGCTTTGCGTTGTCGATTGTGCCATCTGGCTCGAGGTGTTTGATCGGCCAAAAAGCGCGAACCGTCAGCGTCTTTTGATCCGATGTGGTGATCTCTACTTTAATCCTACGAATAAGATCGTAGGCTTGGGCTTCGCGCCACTTGATAGCGGCTTCAGTGTCGTCCCACTCAAAGTATTTGTGCAGACTGCTGAGTGGGTTTGCTGCTTCCGTCAGGAGCGTTCGTGGGTTGAGTCCTGCCGGACGACTCGCGATTGATTCCAACTGTTTTTTGATCTCATCGTTTTTCGATTCGATCTCGTTTTCTTCTTTTATCAGTTTCATTTTCTATTTTGTTTGTTGTTTTGCGATCAATTTATACCCCGCTCTATCGCTGCGGTTTGTGCTATGCCTGCCTTGCCGCGCCCCGCCGTGCCGAGCCATGCCGCGCCACGCCCAGCCTGCCATGCCGTGCCGCGCCCGGCCAGGCCGCGCCCCGCCGCGCCATGCCTGCCTTGCCTGGCCCAGCCGCGCCCTGCCGCGCCTAGCCCAGCCTGCCTTGCCAAGCCACGCCGCGCCCCGCCTCGCCTAGCCTGCGTAGGGTTGCAGTCGGATTCCACGGAATCCGCTGCGGGTTGTATTGTCGCCGTGGCGAAAGTCATACTATTCGTTAGCGAGGGTGAAAGTGCCCCAGCCCATGCCGGCTGACATCTTGGAGTCTGGGCGACCTTCGCCGATACCCACTTGCTGCCCAACTCGCTGGAGTAGGTTGGCAACATCCGTCGAAGTGAACTGGTCAGAATCATAGCTGATGTTCACATCAGCAGACCAAGGCCAAAATTTAGCCCGCACCCGGATGTCGCAGACGCCTGTCGCGTTTCGAGCGTGCATGATATGTGGCTCCGACGTTCCGATGATTTTTATCAACGGGACGGCGTCCACTTTATCGAATCCATCGCCCTCGACAAAGATCGAGAGCTTGGCCAGCGTCATTTTAAACCCTACCAATCGGCAGGCTGAAATAAGACCGTTGCGAAATGCTCCGGCTGGGATGCCTTCCCACCCTTCGCTGCTAACGTGCTTTGCTGCCACGAAGTCTGCGTCAAAGTCGCGTGCCTCTTTGGCTTTTTTCTTGTTTGCTTGGCTTCCTAGCTTGTGCTTTTCGATCATCGTGTTGATCGCCTTCTCCGAAAATCGGAGTTGGATGTAGGGTGCCGTGCCGACGATGTTAAATCGTGCCTTGACGATGTTAGGCGCTTTGATTGTTACGTTTTCAGTTTCTGGTTTCATATTCTGTATTTCTATTTCTATTTTTCTTTGGTTTCGGCAGCATATACGGCCACTGCCAGTGCCGCCCAGGTGTGGGATTTGATGCCGTAGGTTCCCCCCGGCTTCTTCTTCGTTCCTTGCGGCCCGAAAATGTCGATGAGTCTCTGGCGGATGTTGCCGTCCTTTGCTCGCATAGAGCCGCACAGATACATTTTGATGTCTTTGCGGTAGCAGAGCCGCACCTCGCAGCGTGCCACCTCGATAAACCGTCCGATCCACACGCATGTTTCGAATGTCGAAGACCCTACCGCCATGCCGTAGCTGGCGATCATCTCACAAGCGACTGACTTGTATTCGCGTCCGATCAGTATCTGGCGAATCTCCGCATTAGGCAAGTGGTCGTGGTCTATTATCAGACCGTGCTCGAATTGCACGAACGCTGTGTGCGTTGTGCCGGGGTCGAGGGCAATCATTTCAGTGCCGCCCTTTTGAGTTTGTCTGCAGGCAGGCCCAAAATCTCGCAGATGTGTGCGAACGAGCGACTCCGAATAAAATGCAGTGCGCTCGCCCTGTTGTCGGCCTGTTCCCGGCGAGTCGACTTGCTGGCATACTCTTTATCGTTCTGGGCGTCGATGATCGATAGCTCAACCATCCCGCAGAGAACATTCCGGACAAACATATCACACATGGGTTCGCTCATTTGCGCTCTCCTTTGTTGTGGCGGTTAAACCACCATTTCCGCATTTTCGTGGCGTTGTCTTCGGCTCTGAGTTTGCCGACCAGGTATCCAGCGGCGAACGTCATTACTCCGCCGATGGAGTAGATGAGAATAAATTCTTGTGCGCTCATTGTGTGATCCAGTGCAAGGCGGTGATTTGTCCGTTGACCAGCAACCTTGCGCTAGGGTGCGTGCTGGTTTCGCTGGCCCAAACTTCTCCGTGCGACTCGACCCACCCTTTACCTAAGTCGATGTCTAGGCAGGTGGCGATGTCTCTCGCTCCGCCGACGCTGCGGCGGGCTCCGTCGCTGTATTCGATTGTGATTTTCATATATTTTAGATGTTGTAGAATTTTGCGCGGACACCAGCTAGTGCCGTTTTTTCTTGATCGGCGTTGAGTCCGACTCTGCTTCCGCCGTCTTGATTTGGCCAGAGTTCAATTTTGGCGATGCTGGTAACATACCAGAACGAGCCACCGCGAACCGCTGTGATCCGATTGGCAATTCGTGTATATTTATAAGCGCGAGCCACCGATCCACCTGATGTATATGTCATCTCGGCTCCGATGCGTGAGGATTTAGATATTCCGAATTCGGCCAGTTGGCGTTCGCAAAATTCTGTCGCATTCAAGATATCCATTGCGGAGGCTGTTGAGGCGGTCGCCTTACCGTTTACTTTTTCTAAGGAGTCGGAGAGTTCGCGGCCTTTGGTGTTGAGTGCAATTTTGATTTTCATTTTTGTATTTCTATTTGGTTTCTTCGTCGGAGGGTTCATCCCTCGTTCGATGTGCAAACCATCTAACATCTCAAAAAATTGAAAAGCTTTTTTTTAAAAATATATTTTCCGCCGAGACGAAAAAAAGCTTTACATACCCACTCAGCCAATGCCAGAGCGGCTCTGCGGGTGTTCCCTACCCGTGCCAGTCTGTATTTTTGCCCCTGCAGTCGATGTGGACAAAGCCTGCGTAGGTGCCGATACCGCCTGAGAAAATGCCCTCTGAGCGCACTTGCTTGGCGATTTTCACGATCTCAGGCACGGGCACTTTGGCAATGATATCGAGCGCCATGAACTTCGTGTGGTAGCTGTGCAGCGCTCCGCCAATAGCCCTGTTGTATTTTTCGTTGCGGTAGGCCGAAATGATGCGCACCGGCACTCCGAGCCGCTCGCGTATTGCGTCCGCAGCATAGAGCGTCGGGATGATGTCAGCCCAGAGAGCGCGAGCGGGGATCCTGTTGCAACGCAGATAAGAATTACTCGCTCCGAGCGTAAGAACCTCCTTCGCGCTAAAATATTTGATCCCTTGGCGGTCGAGCAACTTTTGGAAGTCGATATGCGCTTGGGTCATTTATCTCGGCGGGTAGGCGAATTAAAAAGATAACCGCCGTATTGCGAGATCAGCTCTGGCGGCGGCTGAAATGACAGCGTCACGTTGCCTGCCTTCGTCGGGTAGGTGAGCGCGCAGCCGGTCAGCAGCAAAATAACAGCGAATATCATCGCCGCAAACATACCGTGGATGAGAGTTGCGTAGTTCATTTTTTCTCTTTCCGGAAAACGTCGTAGAGACCGATCAGCGCGATGACTAATGAGCCTACAGCCGCGAGCTGATCTGGATCAATGACAATGCCGGCTAGCGCCAGCAGGGTGGCAAGGCCAGTCCAAGTGGAGCTTTCGCGGAGCTTACCTAACAGGGAGTCGATTATAGTTTTCATTTTCGGAGTTGTTTGACCATGTGTATGAGTGTGGCAATTCCGACCGCGAGCCCAACCGAGAGCGAAGCGATGCGGATGCCGGTTTCTATGTGGGGGAGAAGAGAGACGAACACACCGCCGAACGATGCGCTGGTGCCGAGAAGGCCGGAAAAGTAAGGGTGGTCGGTCATTTTATTTTCTCAATGCGCACCCATGAGCCTGTTAAAATTTCATTTGCGCCTGTAATGGTATTGGCTTCCTTTGCAAACAAAAATGAAACCTCTCCCGATGTTAATCCGGTTTTAATATATGCGATTTGACTTGAGAATGCATTATCATTTGCTATTACTGCGAAGTTAGTCTCAATTGTCAGTCCATTGCTGCTTGGAGAATAAGTCGCGTTGTTCTCATCACATACTGTCCATCTTCCGTAAATACTTGATCCAGTCGGAGCTGTAATTTTCCCATCAAATGAATCACCTGTAGAAAGCAAATCAAGTCCCCATTGCGCCAAATACTCTGAATTTGCCTGTGCCGTCCAATTCAATGCCGTGATAGCGACAAGCGATGTCGTCGCGTTAGTCGCAGCCGTCGTGAGAGCCTGAAAAATAAAAGATGGATAACCGCTCGTCGGCGAGAACGCCGCCGTGTCGATCAGCTCCTCCGCAACCGTGCATCCGCTCAGGATAACCGTCTGGCGAGTGCCTGCCTCCGTGAGTTCGATCTCCAGATCAAGATCAACGGTGGAGTTGTTTCCGACGAGATCGCGAAGCGCGAACGTTGCAAAATTAACGTCTGCCGTTTTGCCGGGCTTGGCGCTCAGGCCGCTTTGAACGGTAAGGGTTG